CCTGAAAACCGCAAACCCGCCCCTGGTCTTTTACTTTCCCCACATGAATACCACACTGGACACATCATCCATGCAAACCCATTCACTTCTAAACTTCTCAACCCTGACTATGAAACCGACGCCGCTGAATCTTACATTCCTGGTGATACAGACTATGGACCCGACATTGACCCAATGATCCGCCAACTTATCATCCGCAAATATCCACAATACATGAAATACATCTCTAAGTACTGCCGCCCCGCTGGAACAACTGATGGTACATTTCACGACTTCAACAAAGAGCAAATTCCCTCCGCTCCGATCGATCCCGACCGTAAAGAACACGTCCTCAAACACGTTTTCACTTTCCTTGACGTTACTCCGTACCTCCCAATCCACTTCGTCGACACTCAATACGATAAGAGACCTCTTGTTACTGGAACTGGCTATCATAATCGCTTCTCTTACAAGCAAAAAGCTCACGCAAAATATTCACACCCCAAAGAATATGCAGACCGCCCCACCTCTCGTGGTTACTTCTACAATGCAACCTATGAAAACGCCCGCACTCTAATTCACAATGTGAAAGAAACCGGACTCCCCTTCAAACTCGCTTTTGCACCCGAAGACACCGACCTCACCGCCGCTGAACTCGATGAATTAATTCATAAACATGAAGACTTCTTCGACGATTATCCAACATTGCTGTTCACCCGAAATCACATCTCCGATCGTGATGGAACCCTTAAAGTACGACCTGTTTACGCAGTTGACGACTTGTTCCTCATAATTGAATCGATGCTGACTTTTCCACTACTAATCCAGGCACGTAAACCGTCCTGCTGCATTATGTATGGACTCGAAACTATCCGTGGCTCAAACGCCTACCTTGATAGTCTCAGTCGCTCCTTCCTAACCTATTTCACAATAGATTGGTCCGGCTATGATCAACGCTTACCTCGTATCATTACTGATATGTACTACACTGATTTTCTCCGCCGCCTAATCGTGATATCACATGGTTACCAGCCGACTTTCGAGTATCCGAACTACCCCGACCTAGATGAACACAAGCTCTACAAGAAAATGGACAATCTCCTCCACTTTCTACACCTATGGTACAATAATATGACCTTCCTTTCCGTGGATGGCTACGCTTATTACCGCCAATACGCTGGCGTACCTTCTGGCTTGTTCAACACGCAATACCTCGACTCTTTTGGCAATCTCTACTTGCTAATTGATGGCATGATCGAATTTGGCTTTTCTGACTCAGAAATCCAATCAATCATTCTTTTCGTTCTTGGTGACGACAACTCTGGCATGACCCGCTGGAATATCGCTAAATTGCATGCATTCATCACTTTCCTTGAAGACTACTGTCTCCGCCGCTACAATATGGTTCTTTCTAAAACTAAATCCGTTATCACTGAATTCCGCTCAAAAATTGAGACCCTTGGATATCAATGTAATCATGGCAAACCTCGCCGTGAAATTGGAAAACTAGTTGCTCAACTATGCTACCCCGAGCACAGAATCAAGTACCGCACTATGTCCGCACGCGCCATTGGACTCGCTTACGCAAGCTCCGGCCAAGATGAAACCTTTCACTCTTTCTGCAAAGACATGTACACTATCTTCTCTCCGTTCTACAACCCCGATCCCAGAGACATTCTCAATCTACAGAGAAATGTTTTCCGTTCTATGGAAGACGCCCTCCCTGAATTCGATGTTACTGAACTCCCACCCTTCCCATCTATCCATGAAATCCGCCTCCTCGTTTCCCGCTACGCTGGACCTCTAGCTTATGCACCTAAATGGAACTTCGCTCATTTCATCAATGGACCAGATGTTATCCCTACCTCCGACCGCGTCCCTTTGACGATGCACCAGTATGAACTGGCACATGGCCTAACGCCACGCACCGCCCCGACCTTTCGAACCGGTTAACATTTTCCGTTTGTTGTTATTTTCTTTACTGATTTTCAACTTTTCTTAAAAAAAAAAAAAAAAAAAACACTCTTCCCCCCCTCCCCCACCCCATCTCATTCTACAAAAACCCCTCACCCCCCCCTCCCACCACCCCCCCCCCCCCCTCCCCTCC